ACCTCATTAAGTTTGTTTATTATTAAATCACTCATTCTTTTTCATCAAATTGGTAGAACCAAGTATCAGGAGTGCCAACGCTCCACTTAGATACATTTTCTACCGAATAAACTTCTGTAGGTATTTTAAAGTCAGGTGTTTTAATTGTTGGAGGCACTAACGACACATCATACCATAAGCAACGATTATTAGGTTGACAAGCAAATTGTCCATTATCAAGTTGAATAAAATTATATGATTTATGTTCTTGCACACCTTCTGAGAAACTGGTGTCTATACGATTAAAATCTGGTGCGGCAAAATCAATTGTAAACAAATATTTTCCAAAATAAAACTTGCGGTCTTTACCAAAATACTTTACTTTGAGTCCACGCAAATTAGATTTTTCGATTACCGCCATATCGTATGATAAACAATCCCAAATCTGTAGATGATCTAGAGGCAAATATTCTGTTACGGGCTTCCACACATATGCAGAAATTGGTAGTTTATCAAACAGAGCGCCATACTCTGTCAACATACACTCAATACGAAAGGCTTGACCTTTAATTGCTTTGGCTGTAATCCAAACGCAAGGTTCTAATTCACCATGTCCTTTTTCGTGGTTATAAAGAAACTCTTTACGAACAAAACATTTAACAGGTGGTATGTTTGCAACTAAAAAAGACACTACTGACCTCCTACGAATTTTTCCCAAGAAATGAAATCACGCAACTGCCAAGTTCTTTGTTTCAATTCATTCATAATTGATTCTATAACAGAGATGGTTTCTTCATGGTAAACTTTCTTTTCTAAAAGTTTAATTAGATCTCCATCTGCTTCTAAGTATGTATTGATGTCTGATTTAAGAGTAAATTGAAATGGTTCCCAACCATATTGCGTAAGTTCTTCTTGCGACATCTTACCAGTATAGTATTCCCATTTGACTTTTCTCATACGCAAATAATCAAAGTGTGCCTTCTTTGAGGCAATCTTGTGTTTGGTAAGAATTGCAAGGTATTTGTTGTGCAGAGTTGGTATCTTTAACAGTTCTTTTCCAGGTTCAGTCTGGTCAATCTCTGTGTCTTTTTCCCAATGCTTTAGTACTTGTTCTAAGGTTTCCATAATCAATAATAAAAAAGTAACATTAAACCTATAATCTAACATAATTAATGTTAGAAGTCAAGCTTTATGTTAGAGGTTCAAATTCAAAGTAATCGTACATGAAAGAGGCCGTTGCGGTCATAATATCATCCGCCGACATTTTGGTATCAAACTGTAAGTCTGATAAAGAGGTAGGAAATGCATTAACAAATCTAACTCTCAATTTTGGATTGTTTAAGTTGTTTAAAACAGTTAAAGTGGCATCAGAATAACTTTTTAATGCCGTTTTTTCTATTCTTGTATACTTGTTTTGCAAACCGGTAAGTCTTTTTCTCTCATCAAAACTGGTAGGAGACGCTATGGAAAGAAACCAATCATACAACAATCTCCAACTATCTAAATTTTCATCCACATTAAAATCAATATTTAATTGATTATATGACAATTTGTTACCAGGCGCATATATGTCCAACGTCGGAAGATTGATTGGGGCCTGTCCTAGATTGATTCCGGGTAGGTTTATGGCCTGACAGAAGTACTGTACAGAACCAATTCTTTCAAACGTTAATAAAAACTTGGTAGGCTGTAAGTAGTTTGTGTTTTGTGGAACTCTAGTGATTGCGTCCATATTACAAAGTCTTTTTTATGTGCAAACCAATATCGATAACTGTTTCTTTGTGTATCATATCGACTATTCGATTTGTTAATTCTATTTCTTTTTGGATGAATACCATCTTCAACTGGAGTTCTTTTAATTGTTGATTATAGAATTCCAGTTCTTTTAGTTTTCTGGCACGAATGTCCAGAAGATCAGACATAAGAAGTATTTCGCTCATATTTCTATTTATGAGCCAAAAAAAAGGACCTCCGAAGAGGTCCTTTTAAACTATCACTCTGCGGTGACTTAATATTACATAAGGTTCTTAACTGCGAAGATACGATAGTAGACATTGCTACGTGGTGTAATCTGAGCAGTACCAGCACCTGTTGACAGAGGACCTTTAGCGAATGGATTTGGAACCATTCCGTAACGAGTCTTGAATCCAATTTTTGGTTGGAAGGTGAACTGGTCAACAGCACGAACCATTTGCAGAGGAACATATGGGCAGTAGAAAAGACCTGCGTCATATGGAGAAGCACCTTTGTAACCGATTGTAACCAGTTCTTGGTTGCTTGTATATCCACCGAAATATGGATCGATGTAAACCTTAATACGACCATGCAGCATACCAGCAAATGTGTTGCCTGTGTCGTCAACTTGGAGGTCTGCGGACAGAGCAGGTGTGTACTGAAGAACACCAGCCATTGCCATTGCGGATGCAACGTCTGAAGAAACGATCAGAACGTTACCTTTACCTCTACGAGTCTGTTTTGCAATAACGTTTGCATCACGCTCGATTTGGAAAATCAGACCTTTGAAACGCTCAACTGACCAACGACCGTTAGAATCTGTGTCAAGGTCGAAAGAACCAGCGGTAGTTGTACCGTACTGAGCACCTGCAACTGCGGACAAATAGATTGTACGGATAACTTCACGGTTGATCTCAGCAAGGATTTCTGTAGACAGAATGTTTGACAATTCTGTTTCAGCATCCAGACCATGAATTGCTTTCAGGTCTTGAGCAAGTTCAAGCGAGTACTCGGCTTTCAGCGCACGGCTTTGAGCAGTTACGGAAACTTTCTCAATGCTAAATGCCATTTCTTTGAATGCTGCGCCAGCGTCTGAACCAAGGCCTTCGGCAGTAGCTGTTGGCATTCCGATACCAGTTGAAAATGCGTTAGCAGTCAAGTCTGCAACTGGATTTGTCAGAATGTCATTGTCTGGTGTTGTTGTGCCACGGAAACCGTATGGGTTAGCAGCAGAAGATGCGCCAGAGAATACTGTGTTTGCCTCATTGTAGAATGCCTCTGTGCCACCTTGTGTAGCATAGCGAGCACGCATTGCAAAAATCAAACCTGTAGGACCTGTCATTGGCTGAACGCCAGCAACATCATAAGCAATCAGGTTTGGCAGAGCACGGCGAACCAAAGAAATCAAGATTGGATCAAAATTGCTGATACCAGAACCTGTTACGTTGGTTGGTGCAGAAGCAGTTGCCTCATACAACTGGCGTTGCTCTTCCGACATGGATCTTTGTTGATTTTCCAAAATAAGAGCTGTAACAGCTTTCTTATATGGATCTTTAATGGCGTCTAGTTCTGGATGCTCAAGAACTGGTTTCCATTTTGATTGGAGTTCTTCTGTTAAGTACATTTTTATTCCTTGTTAAAAAATGGTTAAGTTATTTAACCAAAGTTTGTGAAATTGCTTTACTGTAAACTTCCATCAAAGGATCAGCAGAAGTTGTTGGCTTCTTTTCTTCTTCGATAGGAGTTTCTTCATTTAAAGCGGACGAATCGGCAACTTTAACTTCTGCTTTGAAATATGATTCTTTCAAAGTGTTCAGTTTGGTTACAAATTCTTCTTCGGTAGTGTACTCAACACCCTCTGCGAGTGATTTTAGTTTTTCTACCTGGGTTTGGGTCAGGCCTTCACACGCTGTGTAGATAGCCTCAACTTTTTTCTTCTCATTTAATTCTTTTTGAAGTTCAATACCACGGTTGATTTGTTCATTCAATGATTCTTCCAACTCGCCAACTTTGTCTGTGAGTTCACCAACAATGTCAACTTTTTCTTCTGGAATATCAATGTAATGATCTTCAAACAGAGACTTCAGACCAGAAATGAAATCTTCGGTAATCTCAGCACGGAGACCTTGCTCGATAGCGACTTCATTTTCTTTCATCCATTCTTCAACCATGTAATTCAGATAGTCATCAATCTTAGATGCCAAATCTTCTTTAACTTGCTCAACTGCTGCTTCAAACTGTTCTGCCAACTGTGTTTCTGCTTCAGCAATAACTTCTTCTGCACGAGCAATAACAGCTGCTTCAAAAATTGTAGAAGCTTTCTGAACAAATTCTTCTGAGAGATTCTCACCAGAAAGAAGTGCATTGATATCTTCTTTCATTTTTTCTTTGTTCATCATTTTCTTGATGAGCTTTTTATCTTCAGCTTCATCTTCATGTTTTTCTTCTTTTTCTTCAGCAACTACCTCTTCTTCGGTTTCTGTTTCTTCACCGTAAGATTGGAATGTAGCGCCTGGATTTTTATCAAATTTCTGTTTACCAGCTTTGCCTTCTGGCTGCTCAACAGAACCGGCTTGTGCAGGTTGACCAGTAATTTTCTTAGCTGGCTCCGAACCTACTGGTGGTGTTGCACCAGGTGGAGTTGCTTGTGGAGCACCTTTGGTTGCATCTGGAGCTGCATCGGTTGTTTTGGTAACTTCTGTACCAATGTCACCAACTTCTTTAGTTCCATAAGCAACATCTCCGGATAATTTTGCTGTTTTATCTTGACCACCTTTTTTTGATGCGACAGATGCAGTCAAAATTTCTTTAGCGGCTTCAGACAGATTAAATTTTGCCATTTTGAAAATCTCCTTGATTTATATTGGATATTTATAATTAAAGTTTTTTAATGAAGTTTTCAAATATGCGTAGACTTACTTTTTCGATATCCTGTCTTGAAGCCTGTTTGACTTCTTGTATTGCTTTTGAATGATCTACTTCGGTCCAAACGCCATCTACTAACATCCATTCTTTACCTTCCATGATACCTTGTACAAATGCTCCAGGTGCGGAAGGATCTGCTACAATATCTGCCGCTGTGGCTAGATAAAAATCGGGTTGAACTACACTAACACCTTCTTTGTTCAATTTTAAAGAACCCATACCTCTTGAAGATACACCTAGTTGTGCGCCACCTTCAATCAAACTTCTTGCGATGTTTCCCATAGGTGTATCGAGGATTTTTGCTTTACCGATCCATTGTGTACCATCTTCTCTCAACGATACAATCATGTGTGATACACGATCAAGATTAATTGATGGAGTTTCAGGATGACCTAATTCACCAAACGCACGCTTCTTGTCGATGTATTCCTCTGTATATCGAGCGACCTCTTTTCTCATGGTATTGTATTCATACAATCTACCATTGCGATTTTTCTTTTCGGCAACCAAAAAAGGTCCTTCGATATGCAAAGCCTTTTTGCCATCTGATTCTTCAACCAGATAACTAACTGTTTCGGTAATTTCTTTGATGAGTTTCATCTTTATAATCCCATTGATGACCGTCTACGCATAGTCATTGTTCTTTTTCTAATTGACTGTCTAAGCTTAGCACGGCGTTTAAATTTACTTTTTCTTGCAGCTAACTTCCTATTTCTTCTTTCTGCTGGTGACATCCTTACTAATTTGCCACCTCTTGTTGTATACCCTTTTACTGCTGATAATTTTTTACGTCTTTGTACAACAATACGACCTTTTGCATTTCTTCTAAAACGAACTTTAATTACCTTTGTTCGTCCTGTTTTTACCACATTGGATTCATCTAAAACATCAAACATTGATAAAGCAATTTCAGCTTTTCGATGAGTTAACTTTTCATCAGCCAACTCATCTAATTTCTTTTGTAATATTTCTTTAGCTTCTAAAACATTACCATTTAATAATTTAGAAACAAAATCTTTCATTATGGTTTTAATGAATATTCACCATAATTAAATGCAGCAGGATCATTAAAGTGTCCACGCTGATACTGTGCATTATCTTTTCTTAATTCTAAAATAATAGTGTATGTGGCATTTGCAACTTGACCTTTGGTTACAATGCTAATGTCGCCATTGTTGTTTGCTGTGACAGAAGGATTTTTAATTGTTATCCAATTTCCTGCGCCGTCATATTCTCCGTTACCCTGTAAAAACAATAGAGGCACACCACCGTTTGGACTTCCACTTGAAGTGTCTCTCCAATAAAGTTCTACGCTGCCGCTGCCAGTATCAGTATCATACCATAAACGGTTTACTGTTAACCCGTAATACGATAGAGTAGTATTTGCTGCACCGCCATGGATATTTGCAACAGGAAAACCATTGGTTGCTAATGCACCGTAAAGTGTGTTAGCTTGAATTCTAGCTAGATTGCTCTCTTGTCCTGTTCCATCAAACGCACCAGTTAATTTAATAACTGCTGTTTGCGTATCATCTTTTAAAACTTGATATGAAAATATGTTTGCCATTTCTTATTCCTCTGCTTGTATTGGCGCTTGGCCAGACCAAGCTAAATTGCCATATGGTATTGTTACATATTTATTTAACTTATCTATGTGGTACAACGCAACTCTACGGCCATCAGCAAACTGTCTAACTGAAACTCTTTTCATCAATAAAACTGACGGAGGTTCCATTGTTGGATGGTTTGATTCAGTTTTGATTTGTTTCAGCGTTTTCAACTGGTGTATCCTGTGTTGTTGCTACTTCTTGTTGTTCTTCTTCTTGCTCATTGTTAAAGTAATTTTGAGCAACCGCTTGTTTTGCTGCATCTAAATGTGCAGTAACTTTATCATGGATTGCAGAATACAATGATTGTCTAAACTGAACTGCATCATCATTTTCTGCATAATCAATAATTTGTCGTGTAATATCTGTCATAATGTCTCCAATAAAATATTTATAATATACGTTTTAATTTGTGAAATGTAGATTCTTCATTTGTAGAAGATCTTTTTGCTTGTGCTGCCGCTAAATCTTGTTGTGCCTGAATGTCATCTGGATGTGTTGGTTGTGATGGTACTTGAGCCATCATCTGTGCCTGTGCCACATCATTTGTAACACCAACTGGCAATCCAAGGCCAGCTTCTTTTTCTTCATCCATTTGTTCTTGCATATCTTTAATTTGATCATCAGATAAACGAAGAACGTTTCTTTGTATCCATGTCTGAGAGAAATAACGACCGGTGTATGGATCAACCAGTTGTAGATAAGCAAGACGCTCTTTCATCAATTCTGCTTCTTTAAGTTCTTTAAAGTTGTTGTCTTTGATGAAATCATAATATATGTTTTCTCTAAATTCTTCCCATTCTTCTTTGGTACAAATACCTTTAAGAATACATTGTGTCTTTAATGCTTGGTCAAATAAATCTGAAAAACGATTACGCAGACGATCAACAAATTTTGAAAACTTTAATTCATCACGAGTAATTTCATTTGAACGACCAAGAGAAAAACCTGATGTTTCTGGATTTAAACGAGAAACTGGAACAGATAAAGCTTTATATAATTTCTTTTCGAAATATTTTACATCTTCTAATTCGCCAAGATTTTGGCCACCAGGTAGAGTATCAATTTCCGTACCTTTGCCACCTTCACGGCGAGGTAACCAAAAGTCTTCCATCATCGACAAGAACTTACGATCATCTCGAACCTCACCGGTGTTTGCATCATAGACAAGTTTGTTTTTATACTTGACCATGATATCACGGAGGTATTGTTCTGCCTTTAGTTTTGGAAGATTACCTACATCGATATAAAATATACGGCGTTCTGGTGCTCTAGAAATACGGTAAATAACAGTTGCATCTTCAATCATACGCAACTGATTTAATGGTTTAATTGCCTTGTGCAAGTAAGAAAGAACGATTGCACGGCGAGAATCCATTAAACCAGAAACAACGTTGACAATAGAATCTGTAGTAATTCTAACACCTACAGGACCAAAATTGGACGATGTTCCTGTTGTTACTTTATCGTTGTAGATGTAATATTCATTTACAACTTTTTGCATTTCTACATTGGTATTTGGATCTTTTGTTTTTTTGATCTCACGAACTTTTCTTAGTTTTCGTGGATCAACATATCGAAGTTCTTTAATACCTTGCATTGGACTTTGACGGTCGATAATCATATGGTAATATAAACGACCATC